GCTGCCTTGGCAATACCACACTGTGCGTGATGCCCGCACAGTTTATAGCTTGGTTCCCAACCTCAATAAGTACCCAGCTAGCCACCATGCCTTAGAAGACTGCCGCAGACAGATCAACTTGTTGTGGGACGCTTTGGAGTATCTCAAAGTCAAAAAAATACTATGATAGTATATGCTAATTCTTGCAGTTTTGGGGCGCCCGGTCAAGGACATGCGATTTATCCTGAAGTCATAGCACAACATTATCAAGCAGATCTGATCAATGCCGGGCGCCCCGCATCTTGCAACAGAAGAATCATTAGAACCACTGTGAGAGATTTGATTGAAATCAAAAAACAATCAAATGACATTCTTTGTCTGTTAGGATTATCCTTTATATCACGCACTGAACTATGGCAACCGTCTATTCCTGCCGTTGACAACGATGGCAATTTTCACCCGTTGTCTGTGGACCATAGAAGATTTGATTGGTCCCAAGGTTTAGTGTTCACACAGATACCAAACATCCACGAATATGCTGACCCAACAGTCAAAGACTATTACAAGCAATGGCTGTTGCACATGAGCAAAGAAGCCATAATCACAGATCTGCTAACGGACATCTTGATGTTACAAGGATTCTGCCAATATCATAGCATCAAGATACTGATATGGAGCAACGCCCAAGTGTGGCCTGGTGCTCCTGAAGTTTCAGTAGTCGATTTGTTCTTGTCGTCTTTGGTAAAAGAAGTTGCTGATAGTAAAAATGTGATTGATCCATGGACCTTTTGTTTTCTTGATTATGCTCGATCATTAGGTCACACGTTTAAAGATCAAGACATATATGGTTTCACCGGACATCCAGATGAAACATCGCATGTAGATTTTGGAAAGCATTTAATCAATCGTTTGAAAGGCATATTATGATCATAGGAGTATGTGGTTTTATAGGATCCGGCAAGGATACCATTGCTGATTACCTGGTAAACGTGCATGAGTTCCGCAGAGAGAGTTTCGCCAACACACTCAAAGACGCCTGTGCGGCTGTGTTTGGCTGGGATCGCACCATACTGGAAGGGCGCACCAAACAAGCACGTGAGTGGCGCGAGCAAGTGGACGAGTGGTGGTCAAAACGCCTGGGACGGGCCATCACGCCACGCTGGATCCTGCAATATTGGGGTACTGAAGTTTGCCGTCGAGCATTCCATGATGACATTTGGATAGCCAGTTTGGAAAATAAACTGCGCAACAGTCAAGATCATGTAGTGGTTTCGGATTGTAGATTCCCCAATGAAATCCAAGCCATACGAGATCAATGCGGCATTGTTTTAAGGGTTTGTCGTGGTCCTGAACCCGAGTGGTATGATGCTGCGGTGGCAGTAAATGCCGGGCCCAAACACATAGGCTGGGCATTGAGCAAAGATATCTTAACCAAATACAACATACATGCCAGTGAAACATCTTGGGTAGGCACAAAGTTTGATGCTGTATTGGACAACAATGGAACCTTAGATCAGCTCTACAATCAAATCAACGATCTTCTTCGAGATCTCCGCGCCGCCAAGGCAAGTCCACTCGAGTAACTTCAATGGTGCAGTTGAGACAAATACTTTTGAGATTTCTAAGCTCAATGTTAGCAGTATTGCCATCTACATGGTAAACCAATAGTTGTGCAGTATTTTTAGCTCTAAAACTGCATCTATCACACACCATTTTTTTCTTATAACCAGCTGACTTCCAGTTGGGCGTTGGTGCTTTATGTTTCTTTTTCTTTCTTGCACAGTCGTCACAAACTGATCTATAATGAACTCGTCCGTGCCTGTAGCAATTGATGGCCGCAAATCTGCTGTGGCATGACGAGCACAGTGGTCGATTTGGTAGTTGTTTTACTTGTCTATAAATGCCAGATGCAGAGTTTGAACGATTATAATAGGATGGGTTATTTTTAGCATCCACTGATCTCAGCCATTTTTCTTCGATGTGTGCCAAACTCTTTTGATCCTCGGCATACTCTAATATTTTTCGTTCGAAACATCCAGCACCGTATTTTTTAAAGTCTTTTGTAAAATCAACTCCATTTCCAAAGTAACTGTCTGTATCTTTGCCAACATGACTCCCGATGTAACGTTTTCCTGTAATTTTATTCCAAGATTCGTAAACAAATCCTATATTTTTCATATGCTATTCCAACGATAACCCGGTAAGGTATTTATTAAGGGCAAGGTTAGATGGTGGTTTTGGTACTATTCGCTAAATATGAATAGCATATTTTTATTAAAGGAATACACCCATGGCACTAGTCTCCCCAGGCGTTGAAGTTAGCCTCATTGATGAAAGCAATTACTTACCAGCTCCATCTAATTCGGTTCCATTCGTCTTGTGTGCAACAGCGCAAAATAAAGTCAGTGGTACAGGCACAGGTGTCGCAGCCGGCACCACAGCGGCCACTGCAAATAAAGTCTATCTAATATCTTCACAGAGAGATTTGGCCCTTACGTTTGGTAACCCATTCTTCTATCAGACCAGTGCTGGTTCAGCCATCAATGGCTTTGAACTCAACGAATATGGTTTGATGGCGGCCTACTCTGCTTTGGGAGTTTCCAATCAATGTTATGTGCAACGTGCAGACATTGATCTAAGCGAACTTACTGCTAGTTTGACTCGTCCTCTTGGTGAGCCCCCAAACGGTACCTATTGGTTAGATACTGTCGCAACTGCGTGGGGCGTGTTTGAGTGGAGTACTGTTACCAATGCATTCACAATGAAAACACCACGTGTAATCACCAGCGCCTCAGATCTTAGCAGTGGTGTACCCAAAAACTCACTTGGCAACATTGGCGACTATGCCATTGTTGCTACCAATGCCAACAATCCAGGCTACTATAAGAGCCCGGGCAATACCGTCAGCAATCCTGCTGTGGCAGCTAACTCATGGGTGTTGATTGGCAGCGATGATTGGAAGAACTCTTGGCCCACGGTGATTGGTACAGCTACCAACCCTGCGTTGACATCGGGCAGTTTTTATCTCAATGACGTGCTGGTTACGTTTTCAGGCACCACAGTGGCCCAGTTGGCCACTACAATTAATTCTACCATGGCCGGCAATGCTGGTGTGAAAGCCAAGGCCGTGAATGGCAAGTTAGAAATCTATGTAGACAGCCGTGGCACCAATGATGGTTCAACTGACAGTGGCAACGGTATTGTTGATATTACCAATAACTCAGGCAGTGTGCTTTCTGGTGCTGGTATCACACCGCGCTTATACTATGCCCCGGTGCTGCAACAATCACCTCACTATACCGTGCCACAATGGAGAACCACTAGCACAGAACCACATCCAACTGGTTCAATCTGGATGAAAACCAACAACGTCAATCAAGGAGCTGACTTGGTGGTAAAAAAATGGAATGCAACCACAGATCTATGGGTCACACAGACTTGCCCTCTCTACGAAAACGACCAAAGTGCAAACAAGGCCCTTGATCCAGCAGGTGGTGGAAAGAATATTGCGGCTGAGTCACTTTATGCACAATTTGATGTTAATGAGAGTGATATCACTACCACGGGCGATGATACATTCACTGTGAAAATTTTTGAAAGAGTGCAGTCCGGGGCCACCATTGTGACCGGGTCCTCTACATCACCTACATTTACCAGCGGCAACACATTTACCATACAGGCCAGTGCCGCAAACAGCAACACGTTGACTAGTGCTGTCACTGCTACCTTGGCCGGTACCACAGCAGCAGATTTTGTCACTGCTTTTGTAGCAGCCAATGTGGCCAGCACAACTGCTGCAGTGACCAGTACTGGTGCAGTGCAGATTAAACACACCTTGGGTGGTGTGATAGTATTGGTCAACACTAGCGGAACTCCTGTTACCGATGCCGGAATCACTACATCGGTTGAAGGAGTTAAATTGGTCACTCCCAATGATGCAGCCAATGGTTTGGCATTGAGTAGCTGGGTGCCACTGACTTACACGGCTTCCGCTACGGCTCCAACAGAAGATCCTGTTGCGGATCGCAAGTGGTACTACAGTGCCACAGACCAAGTTGACATCATGATACATGATGGCACTGCTTGGAAAGGTTATCTCACAGTATCCAATGATTCTCGAGGTTTCAATCTTACTAATACCGATCCCGCGGGGCCCATTGTCAGCGCCACAGCACCTACCAAACAAAGCGATGATACTAGCTTGGTTTATGGTGATCTTTGGATTGACACCAGCGATCTAGAACGATATCCGATGATCAAGCGATGGGAGTCAGTGAATAGCGTGGATCAGTGGGTTACGATAGACAACACTGATACGACCACTCCCAATGGGATAGTATTTGCAGACATGCGCTGGGCAACCAACGGAGACACCGATCCAGTCACAGCTGATATTCCTACTATAACCAGCTTGTTGTCCAGTAACTACTTAGATCCCGATGCACCTGATTATAGTCTTTATCCCACAGGCATGTTGGCTTGGAACTTGCGTCGGTCGGGTTTCAACGTCAAAAAATTTGCAGTGAATCGTTTCAACACTGCTGCTTACCCATCATTTACAGGTACAGTCACTGATGCTTGGGTCAGTGCCAGTGGTCTGTTGAGTACTGGGGCACCATACATGGGACGCAAAGCTGTACGTTCTCTAGTGGTGGCTGCATTGAAGTCTTCCATAGACGCCAACCAAGAACTAAGAGAAGAACAGCGTCAGTTTAACATATTGGCTGCTCCGGGCTATCCTGAGTTGATGGCTAACATGGTGGCTTTGAACAATGAGCGCAGCAACACTGGTTTTGTCATTGGTGACACGCCTTTGCGTTTGCCCGACACGTCTACCGACCTCGACGCTTGGGCAAGCAACTCTGCAAACAGTGATGTTGACAGCGAGACGGGTTTGGTCACAAGCGATGCCTATCTTGGCGTATTCTATCCTGCGTGTCAGACCACGGACCTCGAAGGAAAGGTAATAGTGATGCCAGCAAGCCACATGATGCTTCGTACTATTCTGCGCAGTGACGAAACTTCCTTTCCTTGGCTAGCGCCTGCAGGCACACGTCGTGGTGTTGTAGACAACGCAACTACGATAGGTTATATAAATGCCCAGACCGGTGCTTTTGTACAAACTGCTCTCCGACAAGGAATTCGTGATACCTTGTATCAAAAAGGTATTAATCCAATTACATTCCTGCCAGGCTCGGGTATAGTAAACTATGGTAACAAGACCACGGCTTCCTCACCCAGCGCTCTAGATCGTATTAACGTAGCACGTCTGATAGCTTTTATTCGTGGCAGGTTAGAGAGTATTGCAAAAAGTTTTGTGTTTGAACCCAATGACCAGCAGACACGAGATGAAATAGGTACTGCCATTGAAAGTATGTTTAACGATCTTGTGTCCAAGCGCGGTGTCTATGATTACTTGGTGGTATGTGATACAAGCAACAACACACCGGCACGTATTGATCGCAATGAACTCTACGTTGACATTGCTGTTGAACCCGTGAAAGCAGTTGAATTCATTTATATTCCGGTTCGCATCAAGAATACCGGTGAGATTGCCTCGGGGGTAGTTTCCTCGTCGTCCACTATCTAACGGCATCGCTAATGCAGAAAAATGGGGCTTTAGGCCCCATTTTTTTTGATCTCATTTGCCATAAATAATTCTATATTAGGAGACAAACATGTCCATTGCATCATTGACAAGAATGACCGTGCCTTTGGCCAGTGACCAATCAGCCCAAGCGCAGGGTCTGTTGATGCCCAAACTGAAATATCGTTTTAGAGCTATATTTGAAAATTTTGGGGTCAGCACACCGCGGACAGAATTGACCAAACAGGTAATTAGCTTTGCTAGACCATCGGTGAGTTTTGAAGAAATGAATATACCCATTTATAACTCTACCATTTATCTAGCTGGCAAGTACAGCTGGGAATCTGTGGCAATCGAACTGCGTGATGATGCTCTTGGCAATGTATCCAAATTGGTGGGCGAGCAAGTGCAGAAGCAGTTGGACTTCATGGAAATGGCCTCGGCAAGGTCTGGTATTGATTACAAGTTCCTCACACGTTGTGAAATCCTTGATGGTGGCAATGGTGCATCAACTCCGGTGGTACTGGAAACTTGGGAACTGTATGGTTGTTACTTGCAAGCAGTTAACTACAATGATCTCAACTATGGCACGAGCGAACCAGTAACAATGACTTTAACCATGCGTTTTGATAATGCTCTTCAAACTCCCATTGGATCAGGTCTTGGCGCTACAGTAGGAAGAACGCTGGGCACCGTGGCTACAGGTTAATGACATGGCCTCGTTGGTCAAGGGGTTCATAGGAGGTGTAGCGCAAGGGTTTTTTGGCAGTGACTATCTAAGAGATTACCAGCACGCCAGTAAAACTTTTCGAGCGGGTAATTATAACTTTGCGCCGCGCCCCAAGTTTCTTTTTCATGTTTACTTCAATCTCAACACGGCCCCCATGACAGGAATTGAGGCGCTGAATAATATTTTTAAAGAAGCTGGCAAGAATCAATCAGACATTGGCCTTTTGGTCAAAACAGTTCAATTACCTTCCTATGACATTGATGTAGAGGTCATGAACCAGTACAA